CGTTATGCGCTGCGCATGGAAAGTATTGGTAAAAAAATGCGTGAAACCAATGCTATTGCTGAAGCTTGGGTGTCGCAATTGGGCGATAAACCGCAAGGGCAAATTGGCCGCTTGGTAACGCAGATGATTCACACCATGGCGTTTGAGTTGTCGTTAGATATGCAAAACGGTGCCACCGATGTGAGCATTGGTGAACTCAAAGAACTGGCCTTAGTGGTACAGCGTTTAGAGCAAGCCGAAACCTCTAGCGTTAAGCGTGAAAAAGAAATCCGCAAAGCCTTTGCTGAACAAGCTGCCAACGCTGTAGAGGCCGTGGCCAAGGCCGCAGGCTTAACCGCCGATGCTGTAAGCACTATCAAAAATGAAATTCTAGGAATTGCCTAATGGATGCCTTTCCAAGCTTTATTGCATACGACCCGAATGAGGTGCTGCTAGGCTATCAGCGCCGTTGGGTGGCCGATACTTCGCCACTTAAGATTGCTGAAAAAAGCCGTCGTACGGGGTTAACCTGGGCAGAGGCTGCAGACGCGGTTTTATCAGCAGCCGCAGCTAAAAGCGCAGGCGGCACTAACCACTTCTATGTGGGTAGCAATAAAGAGATGGCGCGTGAGTTTATCGATGCGGTGGCGATGTGGGCCAAGGCGTTTGATAAAGCAGCAGGCGAAATTCAAGAAGAAGTCATCATTGATGAAGGCAAAGATATTCTTACCTTTGTGGTGTACTTCGCCAGTGGTTTTAAGATTCAGGCACTCAGCTCAAACCCCAGTAACCTGCGCGGTATGCAGGGTAACGTCACCATTGACGAAGCGGCCTTCCACGACCGTTTGGCCGAAGTATTAAAAGCGGCTTTAGCACTCACTATGTGGGGTGCAAAGGTGCGCTTAATCAGTACGCATAATGGCGTAGACAGCTTATTCAACGAGCTGATTCAAGACAGCCGTGCAGGCAAAAAACGCTACAGCGTGCACCGCATTACCTTAGATGATGCCTGTGCCGAGGGCTTATACAAGCGCATTTGCCAAGTGCGCCAAATGCCTTGGAGCCAAGCCGCTGAAGATGAATGGAAAGCAGGCTTACTAAAAGACACCGCCACCGAAGATGATGCCCAGGAAGAATACTACTGCGTACCCAAACAAAGCGGCGGCAGCTATTTAAGCCGCGCCTTAATTGAAGCCTGTATGGCTGAAGGCAAGGTGCTGCGCTATGAAGGCACTAAGGAATTTAACAGCTGGCCAGAGCATTTGCGTGAAGCTGAAATGCAAGATTGGTGCGAGCAGAACCTGCTACCAGAATTGAAGAAACTTAACCCGCTGCATGAGCATTGCTTTGGTGAAGACTTTGGCCGTAGCGGTGACTTAACCGTGTATGCGCCCATGGCCGTGGATGAGCATTTAAACCGTAATGTTCCTTTTATGGTGGAGCTGTTTAATGTGCCGTTCAAACAGCAAGAGCAAATGCTTTATTACTTGGTGGACAGGCTACCACGACTAAACACGGGCGCGCTCGATGCTCGTGGTAATGGCCAATACCTAGCCGAGCAGGCACGTTACAAGTACGGCAGTGAGCGCATTCATTGTGTGATGCTAAGCCCCAATTGGTATCGTGACAATATGCCGAAAATGAAGGCGTTGTTTGAAGACCGCCAAATCACTCTGCCACGCAATGCCGAAGTATTGGCCGACCTACGTGCCCTGCAGGTAATTAAGGGTATCCCCAAGCTTCCCGACACCAAAACAGGCAGTGATAAAGACCGCCACGGTGACAGCGCTATTGCCATTGCCATGGCGGTGTTTGCCAGTTTTCAAGAAGGCGTTGAGATAGATTTTATAGCGGTGCCTAAGTCGAGCAGTCGCCGCGATGGTGCACCCGACGATCTTGATAACGATTATCCTACATACACTCAAGGAGCATGGTAATGGCTCGTAAAAGCAACCGATATAAAAAGAATCGTGGCAGTAAGGCTCTCTCTAAACAGCAAACCCAGAATGACGCTCGCCTGAATTTCATCCAGCGCGAAATGGCTGAGCACCCTAGTCGTGGGCTAACACCGGCGCGACTCCACACAATTTTAGAAGCTGCCGAACAAGGCGACTTGAAGTCTCAGCATGAATTGTTTTTGGATATGGAAGAGAAGGATCCGCAAATATTTGCTGATCTGTCTCGCCGTCGTAGCGCCAGTGCCGAGCTAGAGTGGCAAATCGTACCACCTGAAAACGCTACTCCTGCAGAAAAGGCCGCTAGCGCATTCGCTAATGAGGTGTTTGCCAGTTTGAGCGTGGAGGACTTAATCATTGATCTTGGCGATGCTATTGGTCACGGTTGGGTAAATCTGGAGCTGCCTTGGTATCAGCGTGAGGGCCGTTGGCTTATCGGTCAGCCGGAGCATCGTCCGCATTCTTGGTTTCAGCTGCACTCAGAGCAGCAGGATGTTATTACTCTGCGTGACATGACGGCCAATGGTGCAGAGTTGTGGCCTATGGGTTGGGTTCAACACCGCCATAGTGCCAAGAGCGGCTATGTAGCTCGCATGGGTTTGCACCGAGTATTGGCGTGGCCTTACTTGTTTCAAAACTATGCGGTTGGCGACTTGGCCGAGCTGCTAGAAATTTATGGTATTCCTGCCCGTTTGGGTAAGTATCCTCGCAATGCTACCGATAATGAAAAAGCTACTCTGCTTCGTGCTGTTACTTCTTTAGGGCATAGTGCTGCAGGCATTATTCCTGAAGGTATGGCTATCGACTTTTTAGAAGCTGCCGATGGCAAGCCGGATATGTTTGAGTCGATGATTGCATGGTGTGAGCGTTCAAAAGCAAAAGCTATTTTGGGTAGCACCTTGGTAAGTGGCACAGGTGAAGGCACCAATACTAACGCGCTGGGTAAAATTCATGAGCGTGGCTTTGACAGTATTGTGCGTTCAGATGCTCGCCAGTTTGCGACTACCATTCGCCGCGACATTTTGTTGCCGTTGGCCATGGTGAATTTTGGCATTACTGAGATTAATCGCGCCCCACGCTTTTTCTTAGACGTTACCGAAACTGAAGATCTAAAAACCATGAGCGAAGCACTGCCTAACTTGGTTGGCATGGGTATGCAAATTCCCACTTGGTGGGCGCATGAAAAAACAGGCATTCCCAAACCTCAAGACAACGAGCCAGTCTTACAAATGGTGCCTGAAGCGGGTGATTTAACCTTGTTTAAAGCCCCTTTAAAGGCGGCTTTGTCGCAGATTAAACCGGTTGTAAATCCTGTAGAAGCTTATGTGCAGCAGTGGCATAACGAGAATAACGATCATATTCAATCTCTGCTTGAGGGTGTAGCTTCTGCTATTGAAGGTGCTGCTTCTTTGGAAGAAGCTCAGGCAATTATTGAGGCTGCTTTTTCGGAACTGGATGTCCAGCCTTTGGCTGAGTCGCTGGGCGTTGGCCTTGAGGCTGCTCATCTTGCTGGCCGTTTCGGCGTGGAGCAGGATTAATAATGGCCGACATTAATGGAGTGCTTAGGCAGCCTTTTGCTGAGCAGGTAGCCTTCTTTAGAAATAAGCTGCAGCACCTGATTCCTACCAACCGTTATGACGATATCCGCAATGAACAGCACGACATTGGTTTTATGGTGGCGGGAGCAACCAAGGCCGATTTGTTGGCCGACCTATCGCGCAGTATTGAAAAGGCTATAAGCCAAGGTGTGGGTATAGAACAGTGGCGCAAGGAGTTTTTCGAAGCGGTTGAAAAGCACAACTGGCATGGCTGGACAGGCGAAAGCACAAAAGCAGGCCAAGCGTGGCGCACTCGTGTCATTTACCAAACCAACGCCCAAACCAGTTACAGCGCAGGCCGCTTTGCTCAGCTGACCGAGGGCGAGTTTAAGTATTGGGTATATCATCATAATGACAGCGTGAAAAATCCAAGGCTGCAGCACTTGGCATGGGATGGCATGGCATTGCCGCCTTCGGATCCATTTTGGCAGGCGCATTACCCGCCCAACGGCTGGGGTTGCCAGTGCTATGTTACGGGTGCAAGAAGTGAGCGCGCGGTTATTCGCCAAGGTGGCCGCTTAGATAAACAACCACCGGCTGATGCGCTAGGTGTTGATAAAGATTGGCGTTACGCCCCTGGGGCAAGTGTTGCTTCGACCGTTAATGCATTGGCTAAAAAACTAGAGCGTTATCCGTCGCGCATTGCAACCGACTTGCTGGGCAGTAATTTAAGCAGTGAGGCTTTTGCTCGTTGGCTTGCAGAACCAACACCAAATAGTGCGTGGCCTGTGGGGGTTGTTAATGCTGCTCATGCTCAAAGAATCGGTGCTCAAACAACGGTTGTTGGCCTAAGTTCAGAGACAGCTAAAAAACAACTCCGAGAACATCCAGAGATCCAGCCTGCAGAATACGTTCATGTGCAAGCTGCGCTTCAAGATGGCTGGGTGGTTCAAGATGGTGCTAACACGCTTATCTATGTGTTGGAGTCAGAGCGCTATGTGTCTGTGGTGAAGTCCACTAAAACAGGTAAGGGCTTGTTCTTAACTAGCTTTAGGCGGTTGTCAGGTCAGCAAGCCAAGAAAGATGCAGAGTTGGCGCGGCTGCGCAGAAAAGAAAACAAAGAGTAGGCAGATGGTGAGGCCTCCCATTCCAGCAAGCTGGCAACCTCACATAGCACTCCGACTTACACAAGGTGTCTTGTTGCGTGTTACGGCCGGGAGAATAGCACCGTGTCACATCTGCCTAAAATAAGTATAGCTTACACCAAGGGTGAATAGTCAATGTCGATCAAAGTTACATATAACGATTCAGAAATAAGAACCGCCTTAGATGGCCTTTTATCTAAGATGAATGACCTAACACCCGCCTTGCGCGACATGGGTGAAGAGCTAATGCTAAGCACTAAACAGCGGTTTGCTAAAAGCGAATCGCCCGATGGTGACGCTTGGGCTCCGAACTCTCCGGTGACTCTGGCTCGTAAAAAAGGCACGTCACCATTGATTGGTGAAAGCCGCCGCCTTAGAAATGAGATTAGCTATAGTGTTAAAAATGGTGAGCTGCTTATTGGTAGCCCGATGGTGTATGCTGCTGTTCAGCATTTTGGTGCCAGTCGTGGCCAGTTCGGCAAAAACAAACGCAACAACCCAATTCCATGGGGCAATATTCCTGCTCGCCCATTCCTAGGGTTAAGTGATACTGACAAAGAAAACGTACTAGATATAATTCAAGAGCATTTAGGGCTTTAGCTGGCCGCTTTGGCTCTTCCATTCTCTGCAACAGTGTTGCAAAACCAATCCCATCAAATCCCGTTTGTTCCCGCCAAATCCCATTTATCTCACCATTTACTATTTAAATATCTCATTGGTGTTCACCATTGACCATAATCATATCTGTGATAAAACAAGTAAATTCAATTAACTAAGGTGGTTATTAGAGTTCGCCAGTATAGCTTGCCTCAGTTATAGTCACTTATTTTGCACGGCTAGGAGAGCGCATG